ATCTTAGTTTATCCGATCCTAAAGCCTGGTCGCCGTCAACATGGAATCTTGCCGGAAATCAATCTCTATCCGGAGAGAACGTCACAGAATCAAGTGCTTTAACGTATAGCGCTGTTTTCAACGCCGTCTCTCTAATCTCTGGCACCATCGGCGCACTTCCCCTTCATCTTTACCAACGCAAAGACGATAAGAAACAAATACTCGATAACCGTGTTCTTTACCGCGTAATGCACGACCAATGGAATCCCTACATGACTGCAAAGGCTGGGCGCGAAACAATGATGGCGCATGTCTTGTTGTGGGGAAATGGTTACGCCGAGAAGGTTCGTAATGGTTACGGCGAAGTCGTGGAACTCTGGCCGATTACCCCAGACCGCGTAAGACCTCACATGAAGGATGGAGAGTTTGTTTACGGTATTCGTGTCGATAATCAGGAAATGCCAATGTCACGCGATAAGATTCTTCATATCCCAGGATTAGGATTTGATGGATTCGTGGGTTATTCAGTAATTGCAATGGCGCGTAAATCAATCGGTCTCGGCATGGCGCTGGAAACCTTTGGCGCTTTATATTTCGGACAGGGAACACATCCGGGCGTAATAGTGTCACATCCAACATCCCTGTCGGCTCAATCTCAGGCAAACCTTAAAGCGTCTTTAATTGAAGAATATAGTGGATTAGGGAAAACTCATCGCCTCATGTTGCTTGATGAAGGAATGAAACTTGAAAAATTAGGTATTCCGCCTAATGATTCGCAATTTTTAGAAAGTCGACAGTTTCAAATACCGGAAATCGCAAGGTTTTTTAATTTACCTCCACATAAACTAAAAGATTTAACTAAATCTTCATTTAGTAATATTGAACAAGAACAAATGTCTTATGTCACGGATTGCATTTTACCTTGGCTGGTCACTCTTGAACAGAATTATAATATGCAGTTGCTAACCCTAAGCGATAAGTCGCTTTCGGGATATGGTCGCCTCTACTTTAAGCATTCGTTTGAGGGATTGCTTCGAGGAGACATGGCAGCACGTGGGTCGTTTTATACTGCACTCTTCGGTCTCGGTGCATTAAGTTCAAACGATATTAGAGCTTACGAAGATAAGGACCCGATTCAGGGCGGAGACGAATATTTCGTCCCTCTGAATATGGTTCCTCTTAGCATGGTGAAAGAACAATTTAAAAATAAATTAGAAGCACCACCGATAATTCCTCAACTTCCCGCGCCGAAAAGTGGGGGTGCAAACAATGGTTAAGATATGTACTAAATGCGGATTAGAAAAAGACATAGAAAATTTCGTAAAACGTAGTGTTCTTAAAAGTGGGAGAGCATCACGGTGTAAAGATTGTGCTGTAAAGGGATCAATTATTTGGAGTAAAGAACATCCGGGAAAAGTAAAAGTTAGTAACAAGAAATGGCGCGAAACACATTCGGAATACGTGAAAGAATCACATCGTAAATGGAGTTCGTCTGAAAAGAAAAAGGAACATGATCGCCGATGGAGAGCGGAAAATCGAGAGAAAAAGCTTGCATCCATCAACAGGGCGGCGGCGGTTCGACTCTCCACTTTGAAGGGACGGTTAAGTTGTCGGGCGGCCAGCGCGATCCGTTCTTCATTGAAGCCGGGTGCGAAGGCTAATAGGCACTGGGAAGAACTTGTTTCGTTTACCGTTGAGCAACTAAAAGAACATATTGAGAAACTATTCACACCAGAAATGTCTTGGCATAATTATGGGACATACTGGAGTATCGATCATAAGATTCCGGTTTCCGTTCATAATTTTAATAGACCTGAGGATATAGATTTTCGTCTTTGTTGGTCTCTTAAAAACTTACAACCGATGGAAAAACTGGCAAACATAAGCAAGGGTGCAAAACTAGATAAACCGTTTCAACCGTCTTTGGCGATGGCAATAGGAGGAAGTTAAAATGAAAAAGTGGTTTGATATCATCAACAAATCCGACAAGGCCGAAATATGGATTTACGAAGAAATCGGCGAAGATTGGTTTTCCGGCGGAGGAATAACAGCTAAGGGATTTCAAAAAGAATTGGCGGGAATAAAATCTCAGCAAATAGATCTTCATGTTAATTCCCCGGGAGGGTTGGTCTTTGATGGAATCACAATTTACAATCTCATCAAACAGCATCCGGCCAATGTGACAACTTACATTGACGGTTTGGCGGCTTCGATCTCCTCAGTCATCGCGCTCGCGGGAGATAAGGTGATTATGGCAGAGAACGCCCTCTTTATGATCCACAAAGCGTCCGGCATGGTCATGGGAAATTCCGACGACATGAGGGACTTTGCGGAGAAACTCGACAAGGTAAACGGCGCGATTGCAAATACGTATATCTCTAAAACAGGGAAAGACGACACAGAAATCAACGATATGATGAAAGCCGAGACATGGATGACTGCTGAAGAGGCCCTCGAATGTGGATTTATTGACGAAATATCAGGCGAAGTTGATATGGCTGCTTGTGCCAAATTTGTCCCCATAATGTTAAAAGCAGGATTTCAACATATTCCGCAAAAAATAAACGTTACCGATAAAGTTCCAACAGCAAAAGAAACCGAGAAAGCACTGCGTGATGCTGGGCATTCTCGGAAACAAGCAAGAGAAATTATGGCAAAAGGTTTTTCGGGTGATCTGTGTGATGCAGACGATCTTGAAAAACCTCCGGTTCAGCGTGATGTTGAACCGAAAAAGAAAGACCATGTAGCTGACTTGCTGATAAGAGCGGAATTAGCAGCACCATCAAATTTATAGAGGTGGAATTTTAAAATAAAATAAAAATTCAGGGTTTCCGCGAGGTCTGATCCACCGGACGGGACGCAAGAATAAATAACCGGCATTAGGGTGCCCTAACACCTTAGTGCCGGTTTTTTGTTGCCCTGAAATTACAAGGAGAAAAAAATGAAAACAGTAACTCAGTACAAAGAAGATATCAAAAACTTGATGAAAAAAGTCGCAGATATCGACGCGAAGGCTACGGTGGAAAACCGCGATCTTGCAGGCGATGAATTATCTCTCAAAGATGAAATGATGAATGTGATTGAGGATACGAACAGAACCGTTGTTAATCTGACACGTCAAGAGAGAATCGGTGCTCTTCTGGAAAAGCCAGAAGGAACAGAAACGGTCGAGAGAAACAAGAAACCGGAAAACAAGATTGAAAATAAAGAGAGGTTCTCAAGCCTTGGCCAGCAGATGATTGCCGTGGTCAATGCCGGTCGTCCGGGTGGTCATACCGATCCGCGTCTTTACAATGCAGCAGCTTCCGGTCTTAACGAAACAGTTCAGTCGGATGGTGGTTTTCTGGTACAAACTGATTTTGTAAATGACCTTTTACAGGATCTGACAAAATCAGGAACCCTTGCACCAAAGTGCCGTCTTCAACCGATTTCTGCTGGTGCCAATAGCATCAAGATAAACGGTATTGATGAAACCAGTCGTGCTACGGGTTCCCGTATGGGTGGTATTCAGGCATATTGGGCGGATGAAGCAGATGAAAAAACTAAGTCCAAGCCGAAGTTCCGCAAAATCGAATTGAATCTGCACAAGTTGATCGGACTTTGCTATGCAACCGATGAACTGCTTGCCGATGCTGCGGCTTTGGAAGGATTCATTCGCGCGGCATTCCCCAATGAGTTTGCATTTGTAATCGATGATGTCATTCTTCGTGGGACAGGAGTCGGACAGCCCCTTGGTATTCTCAACTCCGGCGCCTTGGTAACTGTCAATAAAGAACAGAACCAGAAGGCAGATACAATTACCGGACAGAACGTAATCGATATGTCTTCGAGAATTTTTGCCGGAAGCTATTTAAATTCCATTTGGTTAATTAACCAAATGTGTTTGCCGCAACTTTACACCATGAATATACCTATCGGACTTGGTGGACAGCTTGTATTTATGCCTCCCGGCGGATTAAGTAATGCTCCTTATGGATCTTTGCTCGGACGTCCAGTTATTCCTATCGAGCAAGCCAGCGCATTGGGTGACGTCGGGGACATACTGCTCTGCGATATGAACGGATATATTTTGGCACAGAAAGGCGGGATTCAGAGTGATGTAAGCATACACGTAAGATTTGTTTACGACGAATCGGTGTTTCGCTTTGTATTACGCATAGATGGACAACCTGTACGTGCCACGGTTTTAACACCGTACAAAGGAACGGCTGCAACCCAATCGCATTTCGTCGCATTACAAAGTCGTTAACAGGAGATACAAGTGTCCCTTATTGGAAGAAAACAAACACCTGAGCATATACGGAAACGCACAGAGGCTATGTTAAAAACAAGGTCATTGTGGACAGATGAACAGAAAGCACAGGCTATTGAGAAAAACCGGATAGGACATCTTGGAAAAATAACTTGGCAAACGGGTAAAAAATGTCCTCAACTTTCTGGTGAAAATCATTGGAACTGGGGCAATAAAATGTCCCAGCAATCCATTGAAAAAATGCGGCAGAGTTTAACAGGACGGAAACAATCGCCAGAACTGGTAAAAAAGAGAGTTGATGCTAGAGCTGGATATAAACATTCGCCTGATACTAAAGCCAAGATTGGCATGGCAAATAAAGGCGAAAATAATGGGATGTGGGAAGGCGGAATATCTCACGAACAATATCCGGCAGGTTTCTGGCAGAAGAATTTCAGGGAATCAATTCGCATAAGAGATTCACGTAAATGCCAAATATGTGGGTCTGAAGAAAATGGTAAGGGTCTTGATATACATCACATTGATTATAATAAAAGA